CTCAAAAAGAACGAACAGCTCCTTTTACTGTATGTTTATATGGTGGATCTAGTATTGGTAAAACTACTATTACTGATATGTTATTTTATCAATATGGTAAAGTATTTGATTTACCTTTAGGTAGTGAATTTAAATACACACGTAATCCTAATGCTAAATATTGGGATGGTTTTAATTCATCTCAATGGTTTGTGATAATGGATGATATTGCGTATATGCATCCAAATGTTGCAGCTCAAGGTGACCCATCTGTTATGGAAACTATTCAAACTAACAATAGAGTAGCTTTTGTACCTGATCAAGCCGCTTTAGATGATAAAGGTAGAACACCTTTTAAGGCTCGTTGTGTTGTTGCTACAACTAATTGCGAAAGTTTAAATGCTGTACATTATTTTCAAACACCACTTGCTATGCAACGTCGGTTTCCTTTTGTTATTGATGTTACAGTTAAACCTGAATTTGCTAAAGATAATTGTATGTTAGATAGTAAATCTGCTAAACATATTGATGGTGAATGGCCAAATTTTTGGAAATTTATAATTAAACGTCCTGTGCCTGTAGGTGAAGAACGTTATGGTCAACGCGCTCAATTAGAGAAGATTCATGAATTTGATGAAACTGATGATTTTCTAGCTTGGTTTGCTAAAGAAGCTATTGAACATGAACGTGTCCAAAAATTAGTTGAACGTAGTACTAATCATATGCGTGATTTAACACTATGTTCAAAATGTTTTAGATTAGAACATAAGTGTAAATGTGATGAATTTCAAGTTCAAACAAATGCATCGTGGACATTTAAGGATATTATTAAATATTATTCATTTCATGGAGCATTAAATGTTATTAAATCACGTGGATTTGGTTCAGTTGTTGATATGGCTGTTAACCAACCTTTCTTAGTTGAACGATTAGAACGAGCTATATTAACTAATCCTGATGTTTTGAACAATGAAAGCATAGTGGAAGAAGAATTTTCGGATGTATCTGGTACTTCACCGGAATATGATTCTTATTTCACTAGATTTAGACAAATTGCTCATGATTCTACTATGTCAATGAAGGAGAAATTTTTCCTATTAGGTGAAAAAGTTAAATCTTTAATTGGTGATCATCCTATTATTGCATTAACTTTAATGGGTGTATCTGCTATATTATCTGTCTATGCTTTAATTAAAAATTTCACTGGTAACTCTACTTTTGCTGAGGAAGGAAATGTTTCGTCCAAGGATTTTGGTGGCGCACCAACTCCATCTAATGATGAAAAACCTAATGTTTGGTTTAGAGATGATTATGAATTATCATCATTTGATATCAAACCTCTAGCTGGATCATGGAATTCTCTTGAACGTCAAGCTTTAGTTGATAAATTATCTGTTAACGTTGTTAATATTGTAGCTAAGCGATCAGTTGATGGTGGTTTTATGTTTCAACAAGGTCAAGCTTTGTGTATTGGTGGTCATATTTATGTAACTAATAACCATAATATGTCTGATGAATGTGACACAATAGAACTTAAGATCACTACCAACAAAGTCGTTGAAGGTGTGTGTGAGCAAATTACCACACTAATTAATCAAACTGATATTATACGTTTTGTAGATCAGGATGTTTGTTCATTTAGATTGCGTTGCATGCCACCCCGTAAAGATATCTCTGAATTATTTGTATCAAAGAATAACAGGGCTATTATGAAGGGTGTTATGATCACTCGTAATAATGATGGTATTATTGCAACTAAAGATCTACATAACATCAAGAAGACTCAAAATATGCAAGTAGCTAATGTTAAGTTTACTACTGGATGGTTATCATTTGTTGATGAACCTACCACATATGGTGATTGTGGAGCTATTCATGTTGCACTATCAGCTTTGGGTCCACAGATTTTGGGACTTCATGCATTAGGTGATGGTGCTACTAGAGTTGTTTCAACCAACCTTACTTATGAGATGGTTAGTGAAATTATCAAATCTTACGATCAACCCATCATTAGTTCTGGTGAACCTATGTTATCAAGTGAAAGTGCTCCTCATGAATTAGGACCATTACACTCGAAATCGCCTTTAAGATATATTCCCGCTGGTGTTGCAGCTGTGTATGGATCTTATTTAGGTTTTCGTAGTAGACCAAAATCACGTGTTTCTGCTTCAATTCTTCAACAATCTATGATTGAGGAAGGGTATGAAGTGAAACATGGTGCCCCAGTTATGGTAGGGTATACACCCTGGCGTACTGCTGCTCTAGATATGGTCAATCCAGTAACTAAAATGGATATTTCAGTACTAAATGAATGTAAAAAATCATTTATAGCTGATATCTTTAAAGGTTTATCTAAGGATGCACTTAAGGAAGTTATGATTTATAATGATTTAGTTACTATGAATGGCGCTCCTGGTGTTGCTTTTGTTGATAAAATGAATCGCAATACTAGTTGTGGTGCTCCATGGCGTAAAGGTAAAAAACATTTTTTGATTGAACTTCCCGCTACTGAAACTTATCCTGATGCTGTAATGTTTAATGATGAGGTCATGTCTCGTGTTAATACAATTATTGCTAAATATAGAAATGGTGAACGAGCTATGCCTGTTTTTACTGGACAATTGAAAGATGAAGCTTTAGCTTTTCGTAAAATTGTTGCTGGTAAAACACGTGTATTTGCTGGTGCTCCTGCTGATTGGTCATTTGTAGTACGAAAGTATTTATTATCTGTTATCCGTTTAATTCAAACAAACAAATTTGTTTTTGAAACTGGTGTGGGTACAAATGCTTGTTCGACACAATGGCAAGAAATTCGTGATTATTTGACTGTTTTCGGTGATGATAGAATGATTGCAGGTGATTATGGTTCTTTTGATAAGACTATGCCACCTGATGTGATTCTAGCTGCTTATGATATCATTTATGCTATCTGTAAAGAAGCTGGTTATTCTGAATCTGATTTATTAGTTGTACAAGGTATTGCCGAAGACACTGCATTCCCATTAGTTGATTTCAATGGGGATTTAGTTCAATTTTACGGTAGTAACCCTTCTGGACACCCTTTAACTGTTATTATTAATAGTTTGGCAAATAGTTTGTATATGCGTTATTGCTATACGATTATGAGTCCAGATAAATCATGTGTGAACTTTAAGAAACATGTTAATTTAATGACATATGGTGATGATAATGTTATGGGTGTATCTGTTGATGCACCATTTTTCAATCACACTGCTATTCAAGATGCTTTAGCCAGTGCTGGTATCAAATATACCATGGCTGATAAAGAAGCTGAGAGTATTCCTTATATCAATATTAACGATGTTTCATTTTTAAAACGATTTTGGCGATGGGATGAAGACTGTGGTGCTTATTTGGCACCATTAGAAGAGTCATCTATTGTAAAGAGTTTGACAGTTACAGTTGCTTCCAAGACAAATTGTCCTGAAGCACAAGCTGTAGCAACTATGTCATCTGCTCACTGTGAGTATTTCTTTCATGGAAAAGAAA